CGGCCTCTCGATGGGCTGGCGCATGGTGACGGCTATCGCGATTGGCATGATAGGTGGTGCACTTGTCTCGCGTCTCAATCGTCCACGGATTGATATGAGCAATACGGAGCAGTCACAGACATACGGCTGGGGAGGGTCATCGACGCTCACAGGGCAGGGGCATCCGCTCGCCATCACCTACGGAGCGATGAAGTCGGGCGGTGTCCTGCTCTCGCGTCATATCATCAGCGACGGTGCGCGGCAGTATCTTCATCTCCTCTACTGCGCAGGCGAGGGGGAGCTGCAGGAGATCCGAAACATTCGTATCAACGAAAACCCCATCAGCAATTACAAGGATGTGCAGGTAGATATCCGTCTTGGGGCGAACGATCAGGCGGTCATTCCGAATTTTGCGGACAGCTACGCGGATCAGCAGCTCAACTATGAGCTTACGGAAGGATGGTCGACGCATGAAGTACAGGGCAATGATTGCACAGGCATTGAGCTGACTGTTGCGTTGCCGAACGGGCTCTATTACAGCAATGACGAGGGCGGAATGAGCGGAACCGGCATCACGCTCGCCGCCGAATGCCGTATTGTGGGGAGCAATACGAATTGGTTGTCCCTGCCACTCTGTAATAGCACAGGGACAAACGCATTTCTGACGCGCAAAGGCACCGCATGGGTCAAATCTCTCACAGGGGCGTCGATTGACGGAAACTACACGGGGCGTATTGGTGATGCAACGAACAAGGGGATCTATCGTGCCTACCGCTTTGAAAATCTGCCGGCAGGACGATATGAGGTGCGCATGCGCTGCGTTGCAAAGGACGGCACCTCCGTCCGCTACGTCAATCGCGTCTATTGGAGTCAGCTCACGCAGATTATCTACGATGACTTCGTGCATCCGGGCAAGGCTCTCATTGGGATTCGTGCACTTGCGACGGAACAGCTGAGTGGCAACGATCCTACGGCGACATGGGTGCAGGAGCGCTCGAAGGTCTACGTATGGAATCCATACAGCAAAGCATATGAGGAGAAGCGGGCAGATAATCCCGCATGGGCATGCTATGACATCCTGCATCAGTGCAGAAACATCGGCGGGAGGCATGTCGTTCGTGGCGAGTCTGCCGAGCGCCTCTCCTATGACATGTTCAAGGCATGGGCGGAGCAGTGCGACAGGAAGGGCTACACATTTAACTACATATATGATTCCGCGATGCAGGTCTGGGAGGCACTACGGTATCCCGAAGGAGTCGGGCGCGGTAAGGTCATTATGCAGGGGACGCGGTTTACTTGCGTTTATGATTACGCGGCACAGCCGTCGCAGCTCTTTACGGTCGGCAATATCAAGCAGGACAGCTTTAAGGAGGAATTTCAGGGCACGCAGGGACGCGCGAATGTTATCGAAATATCCTTTATGAATAAGGATAAGAACTATGAGAGAGATGTGCTCCCTGTATTTGCCGACGACTACGACGCAAGCGAATCACTCTCCACACCGACGCAGATCGAGCTCATGGGATGCACAGACCTCAAGCAGGCGTATGCACACGGCAAGCACGCCCTGCGTGCCAACAAGTACGAGTTGCGGACGTGCACGTTTGATGCTTTTGTGGATGCGATCGCCTGCACAATCGGCGATGTGATCCTCCTGCAGCACGACGTGACGGAGTGGGGGAGCGGCGGCCGTGTAGTCAGCGTTGATGGTGCTGCCGTTACACTCGATCGTACTGTCATGATGGCAGAGGGCAAGCAATATCGTCTTATGGTACGCGACAGCAAGACCGACACACTCCACACCTATGAGGTGCAAAGTGTATCAGGCGCGGTCGTTACGCTTGCGCAGGCGGCAGAGGTTGCTGCTGATGACCTCTATACCTTCGGGGAGGCAACCAAGGAGGCAAAGCCTTTTCGGGTACTCTCGATCACAAAGGGGATGACGGAGCAGACGCGCAAGATCACCTGCATGGAGTACTATCCGGAACTCTACGCAGACGATAACAGCGATGTGCCGATCATCGACTACACGACGCAGAGCGATAAGCTCGCGGTCAACAATCTTCTGGTCATCGTGGAGATCAAGACGTTGCCGGATGGTACGACGCTCTACGATCTGGCCGTTTCGTGGCGTCTGCCGCGCAGCGCGGTCGCAAAACAGATCAAGGTTGAGTACAGGCGTGATGGCGAGACCGAGTATACAACGCAGGGCATCTATGACGGCAACGCAACAAGCTCCGTGATCACGGGCGTTGCGGCAGCCGTCAGTTATACTGTGCGCGTCACCTGTTACAACGATCTCGGGCTTGCCGGAAACGCGGCGATGCAGACCGTCTACACCGCACCGAAGGATGCGCCGCCCTCGAAGGTGCAGGACTTTGCCGTCGTGCAGGATGCTGGAAACAGCAGCGTTCTGCAGCTGTCATGGAAAACGAACCCGGAGACAGATATTCTCGGCTATCGGCTCTTTGATGGGGCGGGCACTGTGCTTGTCGATCTGATCGGCGGCACAAGCTACAGCTATTTTATCCCGGCATCTGGGACATATGCGTTCGGCATCCGAGCTGTCAACCGCTCCGGCGTAGTCTCTGCAGAGACCGCAGGTGTATCAATCACTGCGACAGTCGCAGCGGGCAGTCTTGCCGTACCGGATGCACCGCACAGCGGCGAAGTACGACTGCAGGGCAGTGTTGTAACGGCCGCTTGGGAGGCTGTGACAAACACCTACATCGACTACTACGAGGTACGCACAAACAGCAACATGGAACAGCTGGCGGGCCTTCTCGCGAAGACAGCAGATATCCGCTCTGCGGTATCGCTTACGGCACGCAGCGGGGCAGTCCTGGTCTACGGACACAATCCGCAGAAAGGATACGGCGAGCCGCTGAACATCCATTACGATTTTCCGGCGCCGGCCGTGCCGACGATCAAGATCACGAATACCCTGCAGGGATTCAACGTCTCTATCCAAAACAAGCCCGAAAATGTGAGTGGTACGCGCGTGCATATCACGGGCGGCGGTACCAACGAAACACTCGAAACGACGGGTACTTTTATCTCCTATGTCGGTGCGGCAGGTGTCTACACCGTGCAGGCGGCGTGCTTTGATTCTTTCGGGGATGGTGAACTGTCTGCCCCCAGTGAAGTAATCATCAAGGCGAAGATTGACAAGGACGCAATCGAGAATCTTACGATCGCAGAAAAAGATCTTGACGCGGCACTCGCGAAGAAGCTGCAGGACATGCAGTCGAGTTCCGGAGCATCGCAGGCTGCCGAAGAAGCAAAACAGGCGGCTGCAGCGGCACAGAAAACGGCGAATGATGTGGTTGTACGTGTCAAGGCAACGCAGGACAGTGTCACGTCGATTGTTGCCAAACTCTCAGGCAACCCGCAGACATCGGGATACAGTGCCATCACGCAGATTTATAGTGGACTGCAACTCAAGGTGGACAAGAACGGTGTCGTCTCAGCGATCAACGTCGCGCCGGGCGGTGTGCGCATCGATGGGAAAGTCCTGCACGTCACCGGCGCGACACAATTTGACAACAATATCATAGCGAATCGTATGATACAGGCGCGGGCAATCACAGCGGACAAACTCAGCGTGGGAAGTCTCTCAGCGATCTCCGCGAATATCGGACTCCTGCGCACTAAAACAGCGGGGGAACGTGTTGAAATGGAGAACAATCAGATACGTGTGTACGATGCAAATAATAAACTGCGTGTGCGAATGGGGGTGTGGTGATGGGTGTAGGATTACAGGTGTTCGGGGAGAGTGGTGAGATAAAGCTCGACCTTACCAAACGACTGCCAAAGGTTATTGGCACAAAAGAAATAACAGGGAGCGGGGAAATTCGATTTGATCAGTATCCAGGCATGAAGCCTTGGTATTTAACAGGCGGAAGACTTAATGCTGCTGAGGAGGGAAAGACGCCATTTTTGAAAATTGATAACATAAATCGGCGCATTATCTGGGGCGATCTTGGTAATAAAACGCGAAGCATCCTTTACGGAGTATATTGATATGGCGAAATACTTTGAAGCAGTCAATCCGAACAACGAGTCCATTGTGATCGATGATACATTTATGTGTCTGGAGCTTCGCGGCGTTTTTCCGCTTTCGGATTTTCGCCGATATCCAGGAGACACATATCACGATCCCTATTATGAACAAAAGCATAACCTAGGAGGGAACATTCTTTGGGGATTTGGCTTGAATGGGCTTGCGGGGAAATCATTTTGCCCAGAGATTATGCCATATTTAGGCAGCGTGTCCGTCTATTTTCGCAATCCAAATGCAGGAAATTTTCACAAAGATAAAATTCTACGGGACGATATTACCACATCAGCAAAACTATATGCATTTTCTCTGGACGCGCGATCCCCAACAGAACATATGGCAGGCCTGGAGGTTTATAATGATCTCGGGGAAGTCGTATATTCATCTGCCTACGGGCATTTGCATGTGTTAGCGTGTGGCTGCGAAAATGAGGTTGCTATTTCTCATAACGGATCACCTGTAGTGTTTGTTTTGGGGAAAGATATCTCGTATGACTACCACGTATCCCACAAAAAGGGCATTGTCGGCGCAGAGTATGCAATGTATCCACAAATTACTATGGGAGATAATAGTGTCTCGATCAAAAAAATCACAAAAATGATCGCATATGCCGGCAGTATAAATGATGTTAAGAAAGACCCGAAGTATAAACACTATCGGGGTTCATGGCTTGCTTTTGGATGGCTAGTCGGTGAGGTTATCTAACATAGGAGGACAAAATGAAAAAGAAGTACATCGTCAATGGGAAGATCACCTACCCACAGGGGGACAGCACTCTCACGAACTTCACATTCACAAACGTGGAGACGGGCGAGATGTTCAGCCTTGCGACAACAGATCAGACGGAGGCGGACGAAATCACCTACGGCGATCACGTTGTCATCGAGGTGAAGAAGGATCCTGACCCGCCGAAGGTGCGGGAGTAGTAGCGGTCAAAGAGGCGTGCATCATACGGTGTACGCCTTTTGCATGTCTGGAAAGGATGAGCCTATGGCAAGAGGAGAACTATTCGCCGAACTTGAGGGAATCAAGGCGCAGATCAAGGCACTCGCGGAGAGTCTGCCGATGGGGCGCGACCAACTCTATGCGATCAACGAGCGTATCGCCCGCCTCGAGGAAAGCACAAAGTCCGCGCACCATCGTCTGGACGAGTTCAAGCATGATGTGTGCTGGACCATCGGAATGTCAACGACCATCGTTGGTATCTTTGCGTCCATCTTGACGTGGGCGCTTGGGAGGTGAGCAACGTGAAACAGGAGCGGCTTCCTCCGGTCGATTGGATGGTCGGGACAGGACTTGTCATCGTGGCAGTCCTGTCCGTTTTTTATGGGACGCCTGAGTTATCCAGCAACGTCACATCGGGACTGATCGGATTTCTCGGGCGGTCGGTAATCAGTAAGAAAGGAGCAAGATAAATGGCACATGTACTTCATCCGTCGCAGATGCGGCGCGTATCGCCCGCAGAACTTGAGAGCCTCGCCATGTACCACCGTGAAGCAATCGCCGACGCAGCGCGGAAACAGGGGCGTGAGACGAAATTGTACCTCCACTGGTCTGCCGGACACTACGGGCAGTTTTGGAACGATTATCACGTCCAGATCGACAGGGACGGCGAGATCTACGTCATCGCTGATGGGGAACTGGATGACATTCTGGCGGCAACCTACTGCCGCAACAGCGGCAGTGTAAGCATCTGCATCCTCGGCTGTGTCGATGCAGATACTAACAGCCTTGGCACGGAGCCGCCTACAGACCAACAGATCGAGGGTATGGCCAAGGCAATCGCCGCTCTGTGTAACGGGCTCTGGCTCACCATCGACAAGCAACGAGTATTGACGCACGGCGAGGCGGCGGACAATGAGGACGGTATCTACCCGCACGATCCATACGGTCCGAAAAATGGATGCGAGCGTTGGGATCTCGAATACCTCGGCACAATGGAGAGCCCAAAGTACCACCCGTGGGCGGACGACGGAATGCGCGGCGGTGACGTACTGCGCGGAAAGGCGAACTGGTACCGCAAGGTGTGGGAAGTACAGGGAGGCACGCCCCATGATTGAACGGGTGAAACAGGTCGTCACAAAGCACAAAACAGCCGTGCTGGCAATCCTGTGCGTCCTGCTCATCGGCATCGCATACGCCGTCGGCCGACACTCCGCAGCAGACAGGGTAGCGGAGAAACCTGCTATCATGACGCAGGAGCAGACGCAGGATGTTAGGGCACTGCGGGCGCAGTTGGACATCAGTAAGAGTAACGCTGAGACATTACAGCACCGGCTTGCGGAGGCACAAGCGGGACAGCGTGCGCCTACGGTGACATACCATGTCACAGCTCCGACAGTGGAGCGCGCTGCACAGGTGGTGGAGCGGCAGATCAAGACGGACGACCCGACGCTGCCGCGCGCGGCGCGTGAGAAAAGTGACCGTACTGTTGTGACACCGATTACGAAAGATGCAGATGGGAAAGACCTGCCCGCCGATCAGCAGAAGGTTGACGTGTACAAGATCAACCTCAACAAGGCGCATAAGATCAAGGCGGGTATCACGCAGATTGATACGCAAACCTACTGGACGGCGGGCGTACAGATCGGTCGCTGGGAAGGTCTTGTGCATGGTCAGGCAGGCAAGGTTAAGGGCGGCAGTGTAATGTATACGGTCGCCGAGTGGTAATTATATAAATGACAAGAGGGGACAGCGTTTCGTGCGCCGTCCCCTTTATTTTTATGTTCGTAAATTGACAGCTTTTTGACAGCCTGATAGGGTGTCAAAGACATATACCATGTCTCTAAACAGGAAAGTGGAAAGGCTTATATATCGGGAAATAGCGTGTCTTTGCTCAAAACAGAAAAATATTTAATGTAAAGTCAAGTTTTATTTTACACAGGCAGGGATTTTTTCGTAAAGGTCGAAATATTTATAGGTGCAATAGTTTCGTGCGTAAATGAAGAGGAGATAAATCGAGGGAGGGCTTACCTTGCGTGCAATATCCGTAAGTGATCT